ATCTACAATAGAGGGCTAACATTAGAGGACAATGATTTTTATTGGAGCACTAGTCCTGGGTTTGAAGATCGCGTTTTAATTCCTATAACTGTTGAGAACAGATTAGTAGGTTATATAGGAAGAAAAATTAGCGAAGGTAAACCAAAATATATTACCGAGCATCCAGCACATGTTGTTTTTAATTTAGATAAACAATCATATGACCACAAATTTGTATTAGTTTTTGAGGGTAGTATAGATGCGATGTTACTCGGCGGAATAGCTCTACTAACAAATGAAGTTTCTCGAGAACAAGCAGCACAGATAAATTCTTTAGATAAACAAGTAATAGTAGTACCTGATCGAGACAAAGCAGGAGAAAAACTTATAAACCAAGCTATTGATTTAGGTTGGAGTGTAGCATTTCCTAATTGGCCAGATAATATAAAAGATGCAGCCGATGCTGTTACAAATTTTGGAAGACTTACTACTTTAATAAGCATAATTAAAAATGTTGAGTCTAACAATTTAAAAATAAAACTTAGGAAAAAGATATGAAAACAATATGGAATATCATCATGTGGCCGTTTAAAAAGATCATAAAAGAAATAAAATTTAGACGCAAAATGGCCGAACTAAGAAAAAGAGATCCGTTTATATACAAATGATATATTGGGGGATTTCAGCTAATAGTCACGATGCTGCTATAGCAGTATTTGAAGGTAAAACATTACTTTTTGCTAGTCATTCAGAAAGATTTACTTCAGTAAAAAACGATCCTGACTTATCAAAAAATATGATAAATTTTCTCGTCTTAAAATACGGAAAACCTTCTGAAATTTTTTGGTATGAGAATCCTCTACAAAAGACACTGAGACAATTAGCAGCAGGACAAGGTCTTTTATGGAGAGAAAATAATATTAAAAATTATCTCAAAAGTTATAATATATCTGCACCTATAAATTATTCAAATCACCATATGTCACATGCTGCTGCGGCATATTATACATCACCGTATAAAGATTGTGCTGCTCTTATAGTAGATAGTATAGGCGAATGGGATACTATTAGTATCTGGAAAACTGAGAATAACTCATTAAAAAGAGTTTATAGAGAAACTTATCCAAACAGTTTAGGTTTATTCTATTCTGCTATGACACAGAGAATCGGGTTAAACCCCCAAGAAGATGAATATATTCTCATGGGTATGAGTGCCTATGGTGATCCTAATAAATTTAAAAATGATATAGAAGAATCTTTTTTTAATGGAAATAAAGTCTCAACTAATCTACATAGAGGTTGTCGTAGTTGGAGAACAGATCTTTCTAGCGAGCAAGATTGTTACGATATAGCAGCAGCTACACAGTCAATATATGAAGATAAGTTTAGAGATTTGATTATAAAAACAAAAGAACTAACAGGAAAAGATAATATAGTATTAGCTGGAGGTTGTATATTAAATTGTTTAGCTAATCCGATTGTATGGAATTATTTTAAAAATGTTTGGATATTTCCAAATCCTGGAGATGCAGGTTCAAGTGTAGGTGCTATATTAGCACATACTAAACATCATATAAAATGGAAAAACAATTTCCTTGGTTATAGTATATCAGGAAATTATCCTGTTAAAAAAACATTAGAAACATTACTTTCAGGTTCTCCTGTTGGTGTAGCAAACGGAGCTGCTGAATTTGGGCCTAGAGCACTTGGTAATAGAAGTTTATTAGCTGATCCTAGATCATTAGAAATGAAAGATAAAGTAAATCAAATAAAGCGTAGACAAAAGTTTAGGCCATTTGCTCCGGCTATACTTGAAGAATTTGCTGACGATTATTTTGAACTATCTGGCTATTCTTCTAGGTATATGCAATATGCTGTACGATGTAAACAGCCTGAGTTGATTCCTGCTGCTACACATATTGATAATACAGCAAGAGTACAGACTGTACCTCAAAACAATCATGGATTCCGATTGTTATTAGAAGAATGGTACGAAGCTACAGGATGTCCTGTTCTTCTAAATACTAGCTTAAATATAAAAGGTTACCCTATAGTAAATGATCAAACAGATGCTAGATCATTTGAGACTTTCTATAATTTACCTGTGTTTCTAAATCAAAAATAAACTTGTAATAGTAAAAAAGGTATAATATAATACAGTATGACTGATTACAATTATGATGTGCAAAAACTTTATTTGGAAATGTTCCTAGCTGATGCTGAAAGCTTTGTTAGAGTACAAAATATATTTGACCCAAAGAGTTTTGATCGTAGATTGCAACCAGTAGCAAATTATCTTAAAACATATGTAGACAAATATAAAGTAATGCCAGAACTGAGAATAGTAAAGGCAGAAACTAGCATAGATCTAAATGATGCAACTGATGTTCCTAAAGAAAATTACGATTGGTTGCTTGATGAATTTGAAAAGTTTTCTAGACACAAAGCATTAGAACGTGCGATATTGTCCAGTGCGGATCTCTTAGAAAAAGGTGATTATGGTCCTGTAGAAAAGATGATCAAGGACGCTGTACAGATAAGTCTAGCTAAAGATATGGGCACTGATTATTTCTTTGATCCTAGATCACGATTGTTAAAACTTAAAGATAATAACGGACAGATTAGCACTGGCTGGAAAGCTATAGATCAGAAGCTGTATGGTGGGTTTAATCGAGGTGAGCTCAACATATTTGCAGGTGGGTCTGGTGCAGGTAAGAGTTTGTTTTTACAGAATCTAGCTGTAAATTTTAGCAGTGTTGGATTAAACGTATTATATGTTACGCTTGAACTTAGTGAAGAATTAACATCTATGCGTATAGATAGCATGGTTACTGGAATTACTACCCGTGAGATATTTAAGAGCATAGATGAAGTAGAAATGAAAGTGAAAGTCATAGGCAAAAAGAGCGGCAGTATACAGATCAAATATATGCCTAGTGGTAAGAATGTAAACGATCTCCGAGCTTATGTAAAAGAATATAGTATACGCAAGGGTCATGTTCCGGATGTTATATTGATTGATTATCTAGATCTATTGATGCCAATTAGTGTGAAAATAAGTCCTGAGAATTTGTTTATTAAAGACAAGTATGTGAGCGAAGAATTACGCAACTTTGCTATGGAAATAAAGGCGATTACTGTAACAGCTAGCCAATTAAACAGGGCAGCAGTAGAAGAAGTTGAGTTCGATCACAGCCATATCTCGGGCGGACTTAGTAAAATACAAACAGCAGACAACGTGATCGGTATATTTACTAGCAGAGCTATGCGCGAGCGTGGACGCTATCAGATACAGTTCATGAAGACACGCAGTTCGAGTGGTGTAGGACAGAAGGTAGATCTAGCATTTGATCCGGATACTCTGAGGATAAGCGATTGTGACGACGATGAAAGTGCAGACAATCCTACAGCAGGACGCAGCCGCATAGCCGAAAGCATCAAGAATAGGACTAGTGTAACAGCAGCACAAAAACAAGAAGCTGACCCTATACGAGAAATGGCTAAGGTACGGGCAGAAACTGGCAGCAGCAAGCTACGGCAGTTGCTAGGCAATATCAATAATAATGAAGATATATAGACTTAAAAGTTTCTACGATGACGAATTAGTAGAAGATTCGACTCCATTTGACTGGTTATTATCGTTAGGAGCTGATAAAGCTATCTTATATCAAGAATATGAAAGAGAAAGAGGAACTGCTGCTACCATAACAATGATAAGCATACAGTTCCTAGATGAGAGAAGCGAACTTTTATTTTCTTTATTATATAGCGACTGGATATCGTATATCGAAGAAGTAGAATTTATTTCTTCGCGCCATCGTTTATGATAACAAGTTCTTCAACAGTATAAGGCCACATGATCATATCTCTAGCATTATACGTTTTGCAGCAGCATGATTGCCTTGTGTAGCATAATACGCAGCTGCACGGGCTTTTCCTATAAGCAGGAATATATCGTAGATTCTATCGATCAACGCCATGCCCATGCTCCTTTGTTTACGCTTTCGTTAGCTATCCTGTAGATGTCGCTACGGGCTATACCCAGATCAGATAGCTCTCTATCTGTTAGTTTGCTTAGTTCACTTACAGTCCTGTTGTAGCGTATACGCTTTTCGACCGCAGCTTTTAGCCTAAAGATTATCTTTTCCACGTCTGTCTCCTTGTGTGTAATTGTACAGTGTACAGCTATTTAGTGTTAGCGTCAACGGTTTATGCTGCATCGCAACACATTGCTGTTATGCAGTTAAAGCATATCTAAAGTATTTTCTGCTGTTTCTTATGCGATTTTAGCGTGTGTCGTTAAACATTTTATATATGATGTACGCAACAAACACGATAAAGGCTGCTGCTAGAAAAAGTTTCATACCCCATATCTATTCTTTTTAGGTTTAGCTACAGGACTGCTAATGTTAGTATTATCTGACTCTGTGCTA